GGAAGAGTTGCTATATTTGTACCAATGCCACTAGGCAGTAAGATTATTAGGTTACCTAAGAAGTAACTATAGTTTAGTAAATAAAAGAAAGTGTGTATCGTATTGATTATCAATAAGGTATGCACTTTTTATTTCAATATCAATTAAATCGTAAATTTGTATGAACAGAGACACAGACGTTAAGATCAACCAATTAATGAAAGAAAAGACTCACCTAGAAGCTAGACTTGAGTTAATTGTAAAGGAATTACGACTTACTGTACTTAAAAATAGTATCACAAATGTTAATGCACATCATACAACTGACCGAAGAGGAAGATGAAAGCTATGAGTTCCAAGACAACTCAGAAGAATCAGATGCCTATATCAATATTTATCAGGTGGCGAGTGTAACTGCTGATGATGAAAATAGCGATAGATGTTTTGTATATATGGCTAATGAAGATTATTTCTATGTGAATGAATCAGTAGATAGTTTTGTTGGAAGGTATCAAGCAACCCTTTATGGGTCTGTATTGACTAAATTTTATGATAGTTCTAATAAACAGAACTGAAAAATAGCTCTCATGTGTGGTGTGTGATTGTGTGTAGTTTTGGTTAACCCTCAGGTAAAATCTGGGGGTTTTTTATTACGAAAACACCCCACTAAGAATAGCAGGGTGTACTTATTAAACTACAAACAAAACATATTACTTTTTGTTATACATAGATGAAGCATATCCTATAGTGCTTACAACTGCTATAACGTATGAAAGTCTTTCGTACCATTCCCAACCCAATGGATTGTACTTATTAATAATAAATGCAAATGGTAGATACAAACCTACTAATAATAGTAATAGGTTTATAATAATTTCTTTATAAATATTCTTATTCATAATTAAAATGGTAGATTTTTACCTGTTCCTTTAAAATCACCTGCTTTAAATGTGTCCATTTCACAATAGAAATCACTTTGTTCAGGTCCTGCGTTCTTTTTGTCTTTGATAAGGATAGAACACCATCCTTTGTTAGTAGCTGCGAACTCATTAAGTTTCTTTAAGTCCTCTGGACCAAATGATACCTTTCTAAATGATCCGTAAGCTGATCTAAGTGTGAAACATCTTCCTAAGAAGTTCTCTTTTTGTGTTGCCATGTTATTTTTGTTTTGGTTTATAAACTATTCTTGTGATCCTTTGTATTTTCTTACTTGCTCTTTAAGTTGTGCTCTCCACTTAATATCAATAGTACCATCGTTTAAGATGTCTTCTACTAACTTAATAGTTTCAGCAGTTACAAACTTGCCTTCTTTAGGTACTACAGTAACTTTAACGTCTTGTTTAGTTGTCTTGGTTACATTTTCTGATTTGTTTTCTAACTCTAAATTTTCCATAATTGTTTTTTAGCGTCCTTGACCTCTATATGCTTTTGGTCTTGAACTGTGTTTATTATATGATTTCTTTGCCTTACCCTTCTTTCTCGTTCCGAAATTCACCTTCGTACTCGTTCCAGATGCTGATTTTGCTTTCGCCATTGTCTAAAAATATTGTTAAGTTAATTGTTCCGTCTGATATTTGTTGACATACTATTGATGTGCCACCACACATACCTAAGTGTGTTAAAAAACTCATCTGAGATACACTTAAACGATCACCAATAGCTTTAATCTCACAAGCAATAAACTGACCATAGTTCTTATGATAACCAATAATATCAGGCAATCCTTTCTTACCAATAAAAGACCTACCCTTAACTGCTAGGTTATTATTCCTCCATACCTCATATCCTAGATTATCTAAATATTCTAGCATCATTTTGGTTAAGTCACTTGCTGTCTTGTATGTCATATAAACGAAATTACAATATTTAATCGAAACGTATTATCTCTGTGGTCGGAACTTTTATATATCTTACACCTTCAACTATCTTAGTTTTACCCCATTTAAAGTACCTTCTTGCTTTTGTTCTTAGCATTTCTGCTCTAATAAAGTAGATCCTATCTTTAAGGTCAAAGTTGATAGCAAAGAACTCTACTCTTGTATCTGCTATGCCACTAGGCTTACCATTATTCTCATATTCAAGCCACATATACTTCTGCTTTAGGGCTTTTGGCTGTTGGATGACCAAGATTTTTGTGTTCCTAGCAAATAATAACAATGCTTGATAAGTGCCATCCGAAGCCTTAGCTTGTTCTATGTCGAACTTACGAGTATTCTTATAGTTTCTATTTAAGTCCACTTCTTCTAGGTAGTTTTAGTTTCTTAGCGTAAAAGTAAAGGGTTTTTGTACCTATACCTATACCAACTGCTATGTCATTTAAGTCATGGAATCTAGCAGTATCATACCATGCTCTTGTAATAATACGCTGCTTCATGTTCTCAATGTTTAGGTCTTCACCTTCTTTTAATTCCACTTCAGTAAATTTTTGGTAGTTGTCATTCATGTTTTAATGTTTATAGTCTTCAAATGTGGTTGTTTCTCCAATAAATCTTACAGCTAAGTTACCAGTACGTCCATGTCTATTCTTCTCTACCTTAACGATAACAAGGTCATCAGGATTGTACTGCTTACCACCTATTTCTACAGAATCTTTCATCTCGTAGTAAGATGGTCTCATAAGCATAATAACAATGTCAGCATCTTGCTCAATACTACCAGATTCTCTAAGATCAGACAACATTGGTAGCTTGTCAGCTCGTTCTTCTACCTTTCTAGATAACTGTGATAAAGCAATAATAGGCACTTCCAACTCTTTGGCTAAGGCTTTAAGGCTTCGGCTTATATTACTAACCTCTTGCTCTCGGTTCTGGTTAGCCTTACCTTGTCCACTCATTAACTGAAGATAATCTAAGAAAATAATCTTAATGCCATACTTCTGCTTCAAAATGGTAGCCTTAGCTCTGAGTTGTGAGATACTGATTCCTCCAGTATCTTCTATGTAGATGGGTGCTGTGATTATCTTGTCATCTGTCTTTAAAAGTACCTTTCTTTCGTAATCATTCAAATTGTTCGTTCTAAGGCTTTTTAAGGGCACTTGACTCGTTATTGACTCTAACCTTTCAACTAACTGCTCGGAGCTCATTTCAAGGCTAAAAATAGCCGTAGGAACGTTATTTAAAATAGCTAAGTGATAAACACTAGAAAGCATCATTGCAGTCTTACCAGCTCCAGGTCTTGCAGCTATAATACATAGGTCAGGTTTACACCATCCTGCTATGGTTTTGTTTAGCTCTTGAAATCCAGTATTAAAGCCTAATAACTCACCATTTTGTGCCTTATCACGAGCATAGTTTATAGCCATAACTACATCAGTTATGCTTTTCTCATATAGATTTCCATATTCTAGTAAACCTATAAGTTGACTATTTAAGTCAGAAAGTAAATCTATAGCTTGACTATCATTGTCAAGACATTGATTCTCAGCTATTCTAAGTACTTTATAAGCTTCACGCTTCTTATACATTTCTATAACAATCTCAATATGAGTGTTAATATGATGGCTAGAAATTACATTATCAGTTAACTTTGATAGGTAATAAGCTCCACCAATATCTTGCATTTCCTTGTCTTGCGAAAGTTTTTGAGCTACAGTAGAAAGGTCTATAGACACGTTAGTATCGTACATCTCTTTTATAGCGTTAAAGATTTTTTGGTGCTTCAGATCGTAAAATATCTCAGTTTTTAGATGACCTATAACCAATGGTATAGTCCTTTTATCTAAAAGCAAAGCACCAAGTATGTTAGATTCAATATCTAAAGCTTTTGGTAGGTTTATAGCAATCATTTAAGTTTAATTTGTGTAGTGATTTTGTTTGTAGGTACATCAGATTGCTGATTAAATTTGGAACTATTCCTTTTCCAAGTTCTTACAGTAGCCTTCCAATCTTTCATGGGGTTTTTACCTATTAACCAACCATTAGAATCATAATGGTCTAAGAAGTAAGAAGCATCAAGAGTTAAAAAGCCTATTTCTTTGGCATATAAGTCTATCTCATTAGCTGTTGGTCTTATAAACTTAGTTTTCTTAATATTTAATTTAGTATTAATTGTATTAGTATTACTTATAGGAGCACTTTCACCGACTTCGGCATTTATAGAACTCGGTGATTTATCATCTCGGATTGCTGGTGTATCATATACTACATGATTCCATCCTGTAAACCTTCCAAGCTCATTTATGACCTTTACAGATAAGATATAGTTCTTGGTTTGTAATCCCTTAAAAACTCTGTCTAGTTGACCTTTGGTGCAACCTAATCGTTCATGTAAGTTAGTTTTATAAACTACCCAATCATGCCTCATACTAAGCAAATAAATTAATAATCCTCTCTCCTCTAGTGTTAACTCGACATTCCTAATAATCTCGTTGTCGATGGCAGTGTACTTCTCAGCCGATCTGCTCTTAACAATCATTCCTGTATTCATAAAATAAAAGTGCCCTATCAAATTCCCCCCAGTCGGATTGGGGGTTCATATCAAGGGCAATAAGTTCTTAATGAGTATCCGACACTCAAGACAAATATACTATTTATCCTTAACTATCCTAAAAATAACATCCCTATCGTTGTGCTTAAATCTCATCTTTAATAAAGGACTAAGAGATTTTTTTATTGCGTCTTGGGTTATATTGGTATATCTTGAAGCTCTAGCCATTGATTTGAATAATACTTCGCTTTTGTCATCTATATAAATCATCCTTACTGGTACATTATTCTCCAGTCCTGAAAGCTCCATCATGTTTTATTTGTTTATAAGTTTATAGAACAAGGTCTTACCTAATTCCCAAAGTGCTATAGTTAAAATGATTATCATAAGTTTAAAATAACCACCCCAAGTTTATATAAATTACTATCAGGTTATAAATATTGGTATCTTGAGGTGGTAGGGGATTTTTACTTCTTTAAATTAATCTTAAAGGTTGTTGTACTAATTCTAGGAGCTGGGTGTACCATCTCCCCAGTTTCAGGATCAACCATAGCAGTAGGTAAGGTTCTTAGCATCCTTTCCCTTTCCTTAATAGCAAATCTTATTGATTCTAATTGCTCATTCATCTTGCCCCAAGTATAATCTTGGTCATAGATGTACTTGACTCCTGATTCAAACTTAGCCATTTCGCTTCCTAAGACCTCAGCCTTGCCTCCAGGATACTTACTAAGCTCATCTAGTACTAACTCCTTTAAATCAGCTCTAATGCCTTCTAAAAGCTGTACAACAGCCTCTGACTTAACGAGGAGTTCTAATGGTGACTCACCAGTTTCTGTAAAGTGATTTACTATATGCGTTTTGATTAACTCAATGGCAAATTTGTTTGGTTCTATAGAACTTAGTTCTACTTTTGGTAATAATGTTAGGTTCATTTTATTTTAGGTTTTCTTTTTTCATTTTTAATACCTTCATCAATGTTTCATCAGCATCAAATGTTTGCTTGTATGTAAAGTAAACATCTGTTAATTGTTTTAGCTTAGTACATTTAGCAACATCCATCATTATAGAATCTCTATCAAAAGCTTCTTCAATAATCTCAGCTACAACTGTTTGTACTGGCTTTGAGGGTTTTTTTGGCTCTTCATGTACAAAATCCATCTCTTCAGCAGGTGTCGCCTCGAATCCAGCAGCTTTCATCAACCAAGCTAACTGATTACGGAAAGCTTTACCTACTGCTCTAGTTTGTGCCATAGATAAGATAGCATACTCATCAAAGAATTTTTTGCTACCCTCTTTGTTAGAGCATATTGCGATACCTACTGATACCAACTTATTGTCTTGGTACGATCTAACTTCGCAAGTAGCCATGTATTTAAGCTCATTCTCGCTAGATAAGTCTTGTACGCTTGTAATGATAGGAAATAATCCTAATGAAGCTCCTGCCATCTGCCAGGCTTCTACGTTACAATAGTCCTTTCCTTTAATGTTAGATACTAAGTGTGCATCCTTTACAAAGCGTTTAAGCTCGTTCGATAAGGATAGCATTGAGTCCTTGTTGACCATCTGGTAACTAGGTGCTTGAATCTGTGTGTTAGTTGTTTGCAATTCCATTTGTTATTTGGTTTAATTTGGTAAAAAAAGTGGCTTGTCTTCTTGGGTATTCATCCCACATCTTAACAAGTGCCATAACAGTCTCAAAACTTGATTGGCTGTAATTAATGTTGTGGATGATTTTAGCGACAAATAGTCTTTTGTCTGTTTCGTCTAACTCTGCGAATGATGATAGCATAATGTTTAGTTTGTTGTTAAAATATTGAGTTTTTTGTTGTTTGTGTGTAATCCTAATGTTTGTTGTACGTCTAAGAACTGAGATTTATAAAACTTGATACATTCTATGTCATTTTGGAATGTTACAAGTCCATGAATAACAGTAGTGTGATCTCTGCCAAAAGCTTGTGCTATTTCTTTTAGTGTCATCGAAAAATAACGTCTAAAAATAAAATAACACATATTTCTACCAAAAACCAAGTTTTTACTCCTGTTTGGCGTAAGTAACTTATATCTATCAATATTCATGACTTCACATACCGTTTTAATAACTTGGTCAAATCTTACTTCTGTTTGTTTTAGTCCTGGCATAACGTAATAGCTTATTTCTGATGCTCCCATATTTGGTTTTTAAGTAGTTCAAGTTTTTTGTCGTAAAAGGTTTTTATCAACTCTGTCATCTCGTAGTCATTGTTCTTTAGTCTAGTTTCAATAACATAACGACTGTAGCCAGTGATTTCCATGATTTTTTTCATGTCGCCATATTTAAAAAGGCTTTTGTGATCTTTAATTTCTAACATTTGTTTATTTGGTTTTAAAGTGATTAATGTGCCTATCTATTCCTGAAATCGCTGCATCTAAAGATCCGTAATAACTAGCTCTCCAGTAATACCATTTGCCATGTAGGATTTGATTATCCCAAGTAATATACATCCCTTTGTAGGTGTATTGTTTTGACATTCTTCCGTTACTGTTAACGTAGGTAAACTCTTCTTTGATACCTTTCTTTTTTTGTTCTAGGGTTAGTTTTAGCATTTTTTTTGTTTTTACTCTTGTAGGGTTTTTGTTTCTAATATTTCTGTTGTTCTAAGGGGCAATCCTTCGGAAAGTTTTTGATATATAGCATAAGCTATATCTTTTTTTGTGCTAATGCTTCCACTAACGAATACGCCATCTTGCTTAGTAAAATAGATCGTGTCATTTAATAACTGATCTGTCTCTTGTACAAATTCAAATTTCATAGGTTTTTTGTTTTGTTTATAATTGTTTTGTAAAATTAGGAAGTTTTTGGATATCTTTCAAAGTTTTTTGCTAATATTTTGTTAAATGATACATGACTTTAGTATCTCATAACATAGGTCTTCTGGTATTTTACTTCTATCGTATGAACCTTTAAGTCCTTGTGTGCCAGTTTTTGATCCTCTGGGAGCAGCTACATGACATGGGTCGCCATTTTTACACATTGGTCTTGGAATCCATTTTGTACTGTTAGTCCAGATGTCTGTGGGCTTCATCCTTGTATCTCCATATTGACAATATGTTACGCCTTGTCTTGGAAGATCCGCCATTATAGGCATCTTTCTAAGCATCCCTCTAGGATTTTCTATAAAAAAATAGGTGGGGTTAAAATGCTCAATTATTTCAAGGGTTTTTTGGACTAGTTTTAAACCAAATTCAGCTCTGGGGTTTTTGGGGATATAATTATCTCCGACCTTAGTCCAGTTTTTACCAATGGCAGCCACGCTAAACGCAGTACATGGACAAGATGCCCAAATGATGTCTGGCTTAAAAGGGATTTTTGTTGGGTCAAAATCCAGGATGTCGGTAACGTAATCTATGCCACCGAATTGCTCAATGTCGCTTGAGTAAACGTCAAAAGCAAGTCTATCAGCTACTTTGCCAATAGACCTGCTTCCTGCAAACAGCTCTAATACTTTCATTTATAATTCGTTTATCATATTGCTAATGGCTTCTATCAAATCATCTTTAGTCATAGGCTCTTGACCTTCCTCGTCAGCGTCCCAGCTACCGTTCCAATCTAGTTCATAAGCTAGTTCCATTAACTCATCTCTATTAAGTTCTTGTAAATTAACTTTACTTAGGTCAATGTTTTGAAATACTTGTTTTGTAATAATTTGAACTAAAAGTTCTTGTGCTTCTTCTAACTGATATTGCTGAATTGGCGAAATATCACCTCCAACAGTCATATATTTTTCATGTAAAGCAGCAAAAATTGATTCTGTTGACGCTTCAATCATTTTGATAGCATCGATTTTGATTTGTGATTTAAGTGGTTTCATTTGTTTAGTTTGTTTGTATGATATAAAATTGTTCGTTGTACCAGTGAATAAATGTAACGTCTTCGCCATTGTACTTATTGTTTTCAATCCAAAGTTCTTCTTTCATGTAATCATTAGCATCATTGATTGATACTATGTCTGATTTAAAAAAGGTTTTTACGCCTTCTGATTTAGCAAACTCTTGTAACAATGGTTCTAATTTTGTAATGTCATTGTCCGATGTGTACTCACTTCGTTCAAGTAATAAGTGGAATTTTGTGTTCATGTTTTAGGTTTTTTGTTTGTATTAATGTTTAAAAATATATAAAAGTTTTTGTCCCACCAAATTTTTGTTAGGTTTTTGTAAAAGATTTTTGTGGGGTTTTTGTGGGGTTTTTGCATAGGGTTTTTGGCAGGTTTTTGCCTGCAACTGGTTTATAGTTGCACATTTAACTAGCTTTTGCCAATATACAAAGGGCAAAGAATAGCTAAAATGCTTTTTAAGGCACTTAATAGGCTTAAATTTCGCTTATCTTTTTAAATTAGTATAGACATACCAATCACAAAGAAAGTGTCTTTAAACGTCTTATTTTGCTAAATATTCCGCCTCTTTAATTTGTTTAATCTTTTCGGCTAAATATTCTGTATTATAAGATTGAAACGCTATCCCTCCTCCATATTGTTTGTTATGGAATTTACGTCCACCTAATTGACGCCCTAAATAAAGAGCTCTTTGGTAACTGTCGGCTAATTGTAAGTAATGAACAACAAAACGAGGGTTTCCGTTTATGTCGTTGTTGATGCGTGTAAACATTATCTTTTGTTTTGGTTAATATAAAAGCCCAATTTAATGGGCTCTTATTTCGCTGAATTTAACAGCTCGTCAGTCAACCCTACAAAACAGCCACAATACTATTTATTTCAGTCATGGGTATCTTATGACAGCCTACCGATACGATATCGCCATCTACTCCGTTAAATGTATATCTATCCACGTGCTGACCTCTTAAAAGCTCGTTATTAATTAGACGTTGATAAGCTGACAAAAACAAGTCTTTTGATATTTTTACTCCTCCGCTTGTCTCAATATTATCCGTTTCTTTGTTAAATCTTAATAAATAATGACCAATATTTGCATAAATTGACGATATTTTAAACTGTCTAAATAGTTCAATTTTTTCCTTTGCCTCCTCTTTAGCTTTTATTTCGGCTTGTCTTTGTTTTTCTTTGTCTTTTATTTGCCATTTTATAAGCTCCTCGCTATTAGTGTACATTGTTACCCATCTTGTCAATGTCTCATATCTTTCTTTTAAGGATAATCCGTGCAAACTTTCAGAGGTAAACTGTTCTAAATCTTGCAAATCAAAAAATAAAACGTATTTATTAAAAATATCTATTTGACTGTCTAATTGGTTCAAATAGCCCATTTTTAATTTATTAGCTTTAATTGTCAACTGTTGTAATTTTTCGGCCTCGTTTATGTAGTGGGTTAGATTTTCTTTATGTGTTAATTTTTCAAAACCGTTATTATTTATAAATGATACAACCCTATAAAATTGTACATTTTGAGGGATAGCTCTCCAAACCAAACTTTGCTGTTTGTTTGTGCTATTTGAATAGCTACGAGAGTTTAAAAATATACACTTTTGACCGTCTTTGTTAGTTACATGTTGAGCTATCTTAAAGTGATAACCATAACTGTATATAGTATCATGTTCAAAAAACATATTAGAGCCCTTGCCATGTGATTGGGTTTGATTAGCCCAAATGTGTGAAAGTTCCGAGTTTGTGAATTTAGTTCTCATTGTGTTTGTGTTTTGTAGTGTTAAAGATTATTTTTTGTTTTGTGTTAGTTCCTCCCAAATTGTTTTGGCTAATGTATAAAGTAAGATTGAACCAATGAATAAGCTAATAAGCTCAAATAGGCTAATTGTTTGCATCTTTGTCAATTAATAGGTGAATGATTAAGTTACCGACATTACCCATAAATAGGGTAAACAATACAAGCTGAAATACTTGTAAAATTGTGCTAAGTGTTTCCATGTTTTGTAGTTTTATTTGTTATTAATAGGACCTAAAGATATGTAAACAATTGCAAACAATTGTAAATATTTATAAGTTATTTGTTAAAGTATTGTTAACGTTTATATAATAGTATTAAGTATATAATTATTCATTGTTCAATTAGTAATTTAATATTATATTAATAATACAATATTATAGTAGTAATATTATATTACTATATTAATATACTATTATAGTAGTAAGTATGTATTAATATAATACTGTAACCGTTTTTTACTTTTGCCGTTTCAGTCCCTTTCCAATCATTAAATTATATCCCTTAATTTAGCGGACACACTAACCGAAATAAACCGATGACAATAACCGATATTTTAAGCCAATTACAGCCCCTCAGAAAATTAGTCAACAAAGTACTAGGGTTAACATTAGATAACCGATTTTTGGGGTATCTATTGACCGTATACGACCCCCTACCTTGTTTATTCGCACGATCTAAAATGTACACCCCTTGTGCCCCTCAAAATTCTGATATAAAACAATGATTTTAACATTTTTAAACATTTGACACACCAAAAGGTATAATATGAACGCACAATTCAAAGAAATAGCAAAAGAGGCTTTTATCATAGCTTATAAGGAGAACTTCGGCAATATCACTATATCATGTGAGGCTTCTGGAGTCGGTAGGACGCAGTATAAGACTTGGTTGAAGGATGATGCTGACTTTGCTAAGAGATTGGCTGAAATCGAGCCTGAGGAGATAATGCTTGACTTTGGCGAACAAAAACTGATGGAGAGGATTGCTAGGGGCGATACCTTAGCTACAATGTTCTTACTGAAGACTAGAGGTAAGAGAAGAGGGTATATTGAGAAGACTGAGGTTGCTCATGAAGGAGATGTCGTTAAGCAGATCACAGTCAATGTTATAAAACCGAACCAAATTGGAGATGTTATGAAACAGATAGATGGAGATGAGCATAAGAGCTTACCGCAAAATGATGGTATTGTGAATTTTGATACACAAGTTGAACCTGCAATGATTGTTCCTGCGTACAAAGCTGGGGAAAGTGATGAAATACCACTTTACAACCATGATTCAGGGGAATTATTGGATATTAATGAAGATGGCAACTATGAAGAGTAGCTACAATGCCTCTATTTCGCATTTTAAGGCGATTCTACGGCATTTAACCCTATTTGTAGTACTATGTATCCATTTTGGAATTTGAAGGCTTAAATGGGCTTTAAAATAGCAAAACCCTACCTTCCTATAAAACCAAAAGTTTTCTATTAGTAAACTTCAGACCTATTTTTTAAAATTTTTTCTATGAACGTTACCACAAACGTAGTATTCGAAGTCCTCCAAAACTCTAACAAGAGAATATCCATCATGCAAGGTGGAACAAGATCTGGTAAGACCTACAATGTAATTACCTGGTTTATCGTAAAGTTATTACAAGAGAAAGGAAAGACGCTGACAATATGTCGTAGTTCATTACCATCTATCAAAGGATCGGTAATGCGTGACTTTGTCGAAATTCTGTCTAAATATGGGCTTTATAGCGAAGAGAAGCACAATAAGACCGATAACATCTACTTTTTGGGCGGCAATGTCGTAGAGTTTGTTTCTACTGACCAACCGCAGAAGATTAGAGGGCGAAAGCGTAATTATCTGTTTATAAACGAGGCAAATGAAGTAAACTATGAATCTTGGATGCAGTTGTCCCTTCGTACAACCGAAAAGATAGTAATTGACTATAATCCTTCAGATTACTACTCCTGGATTTATGATAAGGTCGTTCCGAGAGAAGATGCTGACTTTACCATCACTACCTACAAAGACAATCCATTTTTAGAGAAAGGTATTGTGGACGAGATTGAGAGGCTTAAATCAGCCGACCATGAATATTGGCGAGTTTATGGTTTAGGTGAGAGAGCAATATCCCAAGCGACCATTTATACTCATTGGAAGCGAAGACGCAACTTTCCTGATGGCGGAGATGTGTTTTACGGACTTGACTTTGGATTTAACAATCAAACAGCACTTGTGCGAGTTAAAAACTTTGATGGCGAGTTGTTTGTCGACCAATTAATCTACGATACAAAAATGTCGACGGCTTTACTAATTGATAGGATGAGGTCACTAGGCTTAGATAGAAATTCTGAGATATTTGCCGATCCTGCTGAACCTAAAACCATATCTGAGGTAAATAAAGCTGGGTTTAACTTAAAGTCTGCTGTTAAGGATGTTTATGCAGGAATTAATAAGGTTAAGTCATTTCCTATACACATCAAATCAGAATCTTTAGATTTGCTCGATGAGATTAAAAACTACAAGTGGAAAACCGATAGCGATGGTAACACACTTGATGAACCTGTGAAGTTTCGAGATCACTTGATGGACTCTATGAGATATGCCATATACACAAAATATGCTAAACCAAAAAGAGGGTGGGTAGTATAGGCTAAAAATTTGTTACTTTTGTAAAAATAATATATAGCGTGAATTTAACGGACATACTAAAGGCAGCTAACCCTTTTAAACAAAAGGCAGCACCAAAGGTGACTTTCAACAATATTAACAAACCATTTGCGGATTTAGGAGGTTTATTAGTTGGTAGAACACTTTACCCAGAATTAGACCAGCAAAAATTTGTACTTGACTATAAAAACAATAGTGAAGTATATGCTATCATAAAACGTATTTCTAAAACTGTATCTACTGTTCCTTTCTATGTTTACCAAATAAAGAACAAGAAAGAACTTAACAGATACAAAGCAATGCTTGACAATGCTACAAGCACAGCAGACATAGCAAAAGCAGAGTTAGTTCGTGTAAAAGCAGTTGCAGAAATTGCTGATTCCGAATTAAACACTTTACTAGAAAAACCAAACGAATATCAATCATTCTCTGAATTTATCGAGAGTGCAATCGGTTATAAACTAATTACAGGCAATACTTACATCTGGGCAAATAGACTAGAGTCTGGTAAGGTTGCGGAACTTGTTACACTCCCATCTCAATACGTTGCCATTATTTCTGATGGTACAATAAATGGGGTTGAAGGTTATTCTTTTACGCTAGTTGGGTGGGATCAGTTAGATGCGAAAGACGTAATCCATCTAAAATACTTCAACCCTTACTTTGACACTAACGGTAATCAATTATACGGCTTATCGCCTTTACAAGCTGCTTACAGAACTGTTCAGCGTAGCAACGATGCAAAAGACACTTCAGTTGGTATGTTGCAGAATCAAGGACCTAAAGGTATCTTGTATGCTGATGAATCAAATGATTTTGGTCCAGAACAAGCAGGTAAACTAAAAGAAGATTTCTACAATCAGTACGGAACTAAGAACAAGATTGTACAGAATGCAGGACAGATTTTAGTTGCAGGTGCAAAACTTGGATGGGTTAATATGGGATTAAGTCCTGTTGACTTGCAGTTGTTAGAATCAGAGAAAATTACACTTAGAGAACTTTGTAATGTTTACGGTGTCAATTCTGCGTTGTTTAATGACCCTGATAACAAGACTTATAACAACATGAAGGAAGCTAAAAAGGAAATGTTGACTCAAGTAGTCCTTCCTGAGTTAGTAGCTCTTCGTGATGCGTTCAATAGATTTTTTGCAAAAGAAATTGGTCAAGGTTACTATATTGATTTTGACTTAACAGTATTCCCAGAGTTACAAGAGGACATGAAAGAGCTTAGTGCTATTCTTTCTCAATCATGGTGGATTACTCCAAACGAGAAGAGAGCAGCTATGCGTTATGATACTGTAGAAGATGAAGTAATGAACGAAATCTTTATACCAGCAGGTTACTTGCCTATTGATGAATTGACAATGTTACAAGACCCTAGAGATGCACAACAACAAGGTGATTATAATTTGCCTCCTGTAAAATAGATGCCAAAAATACTTTATCCATCACAGCAATTTGCTTTGCAACAAAAAATTGCAAGGAAATCAGTTAGAGAGTTTCAGCCTAAAATAAAAGAGGCTTTACAAGCTGATTTTGATAAAGCTGCACAAATGGTTGAAGCATTAGGAGTAGAACAAACGGCTAATAATCGTGCAGGATTTTTTACTGGCGATAAGATTAATAATATTTTACGAACTTTGTATGAATCAACTGGCGGTTATACTGCTATGAGATATCAACAGATGTTTGAAAAGAATAAAAAAGCGGAAGAGATTGACCTTGACCCTTTAAACATTTTGGATGAGTGGTTAGCTTTTATGTTATCATACTGGGTTGCGATTAGTGGACCTAAGATGTATGGCATAGAGAATACTACTGAAAACGAAATAGCTCGTATATTAGCGAGTGTTATAAAGTTTGGTCGTGAGAATGGATTGTCACAAAATGAAGTTAATTCATTGGCAATACAAACTCTAAGAGAAGGAAAAATAAATAACGCAAGAAGTTTATTAATAGCAAGAACTGAAAGCCATCAGGCATTAAGTGCAGGTGCTATGGGTGCGGTGAAGTTAGCAGGTGTTCCAGTATTTAAACAATGGATAGCTGCTGAATATCCAGCTAAGAGTGGTAAGCCAAGATTATGGCACAAGGATTTAGATAGACAAACGAACCCTGACAACAAAGGTGTAAGAATCCCTGTTAATCAACCATTCCTAGTGAACACTCCTGATTATGGACTAATAGAAATGCAATATGCACATGATGCAGCAGGGTTAGCAGTAAATAACTGCAACTGTAGATGCTGCACAGTTTATATAGCTTAAATAAAAAATATGAGTAACTTTTATAACAAAAAAGCGGTAAGTGGAGCTCCAGTAGATATGGAGGATGGTAGCAGAGTAATAACTGTCTACTATTCTGCGTTTGGTAATGTCGACAGCGATGGCGATGTTATTGTACCAGGTGCATTCACTAAAACCCTAAAGGAAAACGGACCTAATGCCACAAATAGAATTTGGCATTTATTTAACCACTCAACCGAAAAGCCAATTGCTAAACCATTCGAGATGATGGAAGATGGATTTGGTTTAAAGGCTAGAGTAAAGATGCCTAATACAACATTAGGTAACGATACTTACGAGTTGTATAAAGAAGGTCATATCACAGAACATAGCATTGGCTTCCAGACTATCAAGTCACAAGCGAAGTCAGGCTATAACGAAATCAATGAAATTAAATTGTTTGAGGGTAGTTCAGTATTGTGGGGTGCAAACGCAAATACACCAACAGTAGGAGTGAAGAGTCAGATTAAGTCTGTTCTTGTAGATGAGATGGGTAAAACTATTAAGTCTTTAAGAAACGGTCACTTTACTGACGAAACATTTGAGCTGTTAGAACTTAAACTTAAACAATTACAACAATATCTTGCTGAAATGGAAGACGAAGAATCAGTCGACCCTGAACAACAACCGCAACCATCTATGGAAGGTGAAATAGAAACACCTGAAGTAGAAGCATTGGAAGAAGAGGAAGACCCGATGGTTTCTATTGAAATCGAGGTAAACAATTATTTAAAATCATTTAAAATTTTCAACTAATGGTAGAAGAAATTAAAAGTGCTTTCGAAGGCGTTAAGACCGAAGTAAACGGTGCTATCGAAACATTAAAAGCTGATAACGCAGTAGCGGTAGATGGCTTAAAAACAGAATTAGAAGAATTAAAATCTCAAGTTGCTGTAGTAAAAGATGCTGCTGACAAATTAGAGGCAAAAAACAATCGTAAGACAATGAATGAAAATCAATCAAAAGGGTTCAACGCATCCCTTGCTGAAGCAATCGATAAGAATGCTGACAGCATCGCAAAATTAGGTCGTGGTGAGCAGAAGCGTTCTGGCTTTATCTTAGACACTAAGGCAGTAGGAAACATGACAGAAGCAGTTAACTTAACTGGTGGTTTACAAAGAGAATATGCTCCACAAGTATATGCTCTACCTTCTCGTAAAGTGCATATCAGAAGTTTATTACCAGTAGGTAATTTATCTACAGGTTTATTTACTTTCCCTAAAGAAACAGGTGGCGAAGGTGATGCAGCTCCTCAAACTCAAGGTTCTGCTAAAGCTCAAATCGATTTTGATATCACAATGACTGATGCTCCTGCACAGTACATCGCTGGTTTCGTAAGAATCTCTCGTCAAATGTTGGATGATGTTCCTGCAATGACTTCTTTCTTACAAGCTCGTTTGTTAGAGAAGTATTTATTAGCTGAAGATGCTCAATTATTGAATGGTAATGGTACTGCTCCTAACTTACAAGGTATTACTGGTGTAGCTTCTGCTGCAACTGGTGCTGCTACTGTAGACGTTGAGCAATTAGTACAAGCTATTGCACAAGTATACACTGCTGATTATTCTGCTAATGGTATCTTGATCAACCCAACTGATTGGGCTGCTATCATGAATACTAAGAATACAAATGCTGCTTATAGTCTTCCAGGTTCTACAGTTGTTACAACTGATGGTACTTTAACTATTGCAGGTATTCCAGTGTTCCAATCTACAGCAATCGCTGCTGATAAGTTCTTAGTAGGTGACTGGTCAATGGGTGCTCAAATCATGCAAAATCAAGGTATCTCTGTTCAGTTCTCTGAAATGGATAGCGATAACTTCCAAAAGAACTTGATTACTGTAAGAGTTGAAGCTCGTATTGCATTCCCTATCTACTATAGTGGTGCATTCGTATACGGTGATTTTGGTAACATAGCTTAATCTTAGATTAATCTAAAATACAAGGGGGCAGCCGCAAACTGCCTCCTTTTTTATGTCCGCTATATTTTAGTTATTTTTGTACAAATAATGGCAAATGCAAATAGTAAGAGATATAACAATAATTTCAGAAGAGGTAACTAACCCTATTACATTAGCTGAGGCTAAGAACTATTTAAGAGTAGACTTTAGTGAAGATGATGACCTTATTGAGTCATTAATTACATCAGCAAGAGTTAGACTTGAACAATATGCAGGTATTGCTATGACTGAAAGAACTTTGCAAGTTGTAGCTTATGTGGATGATTTAATTGAGCTACCTTATGCTCCAATAACAAATATTCTTAATGTAGAGTATTTTTCAGCTAATGCTTGGGTACAAATAGAAGATGGTGCTTATGAGGTAATAGGAACAACTGTTAGGAAAGTATTTACAATTAATTATCCTGGCATGGAATATAGGTTTACATATAACTGTGGATATGACTGTGTACCTAGTACATTAAAGACTGCCACTTTAAAGCTAGTTTCAGACTTATACGAGTACAGAGAATCATCTGTTGATGCTGGTAGACCATCTCCAAATTTAACGACCGCATACGAGCTTATGAAGCCATTTAAACGCATAAACATATTCTTATAATGATAGGTAGAATGCAAAATAGGATTACTTTTAAAAGTAAGACAGGTGTATCTGATCTTGCAGGTGGTTTTGTTAACACCCTTGCTGACTATTATACTTGTTGGGCTGAGATTGTAACAGATACTGATACAAGAACTAACTTAGCAGGAACTGATGGTTTTGCTACAGATATTACATTCAGAATAAGATATACTACATCTAAGGTGTTTGATAAGAAGTTGGTAATCAGCTTCCAAAGTAGATTATATATGATAAATTCTAT